TTGGTGATTGTTCAACGCCTATCAGAAAGAGTGGCCCAAGATAAGTTAGATGCTTTTCTAGCAGGATCAGGGGCTGGCTCGATTAAAACCGCAATTGAAGGCGATAGAACTTTAGGTGGTGCAGTAAACACACTTAGAGTTATTAGCGCTGAAGGCGGAACTTATGAATCTGCTGGCACTTTATTCCTATCTTATAGATACCGCCTCACACTTTGGGGTTAAGGAGAAAAAATGTCTTATGTAATTACCTCAGAACTAGAGGTTTGTAATAAAAAGAAAGGTGAATCAATCACCGAAAAAGAATTGCTTAGTGCAGGAGCCAACATCAAGGCATTGATAGAAGGCAACCACATTAAGGCAACTGGGGGAACAACCAAACCAGCAATCCAAGAAGGAGCCGATAAATAATGCCAAGATTAGTATTAACAAATGCGAAGGTTACGATAAATTCAGTTAATTTATCTGATCACATCGCAAGCGTTACTTTAAGTACCAGTGCTGATGTAGTGGACACAACAGGGTTCTCATCAACAGCAGCAAGAAGCCGTGTTGCTGGTTTGTTAGATAATTCTGTAACTCTTGAATTTCATCAGGACTTTGCAACATCAAATGTTGAACAAACAATTTATCCGCTGATTGGAACTACAACTACTGTTGTTGTTACTCCAGTTGATACAACAGTAGGTGCAACTAACCCTTCCTATACATTTTCTGCATTAGTTGCAGAATGGCAACCATTATCAGGCGCAGTTGGCGAATTAGCCACTGCATCTGTTACTTGGCCAATTTCAGGATCAATCACTAAGGCGGTCATCTAATGCCAAGAATAGTACTAACCAATGCTTCAGTTACTTTTGCAAGTACTGATATTTCAAGTTATGTAAGTTCAATAACTTTAAGCACATCACTAGATGTTGTTGATACAACATCTTTTGGAAATACTGCTAGAACCAGAGTTGCAGGATTAGCCGATAATCAAGTAACAATAGAATTTTTCCAGGATTTTGCATCTGGTGCTTTAGAATCTATTGTTTATCCAACAATCGGAACATCTGCTGCAATGGTAGTTAAGCCAGTAGCAGGAACTACAACTGCAACAAATCCACAATACGCATTCAATGCGCTAGTTTCAGAATGGCAACCACTATCAGGTGCCGTTGGTGAACTAGCAACTGCAAGCGTTACCTGGCCAATTTCAGGTGCAATAACCAAATCATAACTAACTAGGGGGAAATAAAATGGATGGATTATCACTAAAGATCAAAACCAATGATGGTGTAGATGCAACTTATGTATTACGGCCTCGCACCATCGTTGCTTTTGAACAAAAATTCGGTAAAGGATTGGCAAAATTATTTGCAGAGGATCAAAAGATGGAACACATCTATTTCCTTGCCTGGCAATCTCTAAGAGATAATGGCCGAGTTGTAAAACCTTTTGGCCCAGAGTTCTTAGATACACTCGAATCAGTAGAAATGGTTTCTGACCCAAATTTAGAATCCACCGAGATAGCCTAACCTTTGCAATTGCAACGGCCTCGGTGGAGTTGGGCATCTCTCCTATTGATTTGATAGATGCCCCTGATGGTGTCTTAGAAGCAATGTTCGCCTATCTAAAGGAAAGAGCAAAGGCAAATAAATATGGCTGATGAAGTAATTGTTTTAACTGGCATTAAAGAAACTATTGATGCCTTGAAACAATTTGATAAAGCGGCGGCCAGAAAATTTAACAAAGTAATTAATGATGAATTGAATAGGGCTGAGCGATCAGCAGATAACTTAGTTGTTCAATTCACAAATCCTGTTTATGGAACTCCGATGCGTGGCTGGCGAAAAACTCCAGCCACTAATCCTAGAACTAGAGGTGGCGCAGGCTGGCCAGCCTGGGATGTTAGTACAATTCAATCAGGGATTGTTAAAAACAGAGCGCAAGGCAAAGTTCGAGGTGATTACACCACTAGCGCTGGTGCCTTAATTAATAAGAGCGCCGCAGGTGCAATATTTGAAGTTGCTGGCAGGCGTGGCAACGCATCGAGAAATCAATTTATTAGATATTTAAGCAATTCATTTGGCAAAGCCTCTCGCCTTATTTGGGCGGTTGTTGATAAAGATAAAGAGGCAATCCAAAGGCGAGTTGCAGCAGCCTTAGAGGATGCTAAAAAAACATTACAAACTAATTTAAACGGTAGGAGTTAAAGTGGCAACTGGCGCAATTATTGCTCGGATTATCACCCAATATTCCGCTAAAGGTTCAAAGCAGGCTCAAAAAGATATAACAAATCTTGGCAAACAATTTGATAAGTTTGCTAAAAAATCAGCCTTAGCCTTTGCCGCAGCAGGCGCAGCCGTTGGTGCGTTTGCCGTTAAGGTTGGAACCGATGCAGTTCGTGCTGCGATGGATGATCAAAAGAGCCAAGCATTACTTGCTTCTACTTTAAGAAATACTGTTGGCGCAACAGATGCTGTTATTGCAAGTACCGAGCAGTACATAACCGCCCTACAAAAAGAAGTTTCTGTTGCCGATGATGAACTCCGCCCAGCGCTGGCTACCCTAGCCAGAGCAACTGGCGATGTTGCCTCTGCGCAATCATTACTTGGAACTGCGCTTAATGTTTCTGCTGGAACTGGTAAAGATTTACAAACTGTTACTTTGGCATTGGCTAAGGCATCAAATGGTAATCTTGGGGCATTAACTAAGGTTGGTATTCAACTTGATGCGGGTACTATCAAATCAAAAGATTTTAATAAGGCTCTTAGTGTTTTAAATAGTACCTTCAAAGATCAGGCTGATGTTCGTGCAAAAACTTTAGAAGGTAGATTACAGGGATTAAATATTGCCTATGGCGAAATCCTTGAAACTCTAGGTTATGCACTCCTTCCTGTAATCGAGCAATTTGCTAGTGTGATCTCAACTCAGGTTTTACCCCAATTAGAGGCTTGGATTAACGCCAATAAAGATGAATTAGCCGCTGGACTAGCAACCATCCTTGGGCAAATTCCTACTCTAATTCAAAATGTAACTGACTTTTTTGGTGTTATTAGCCGCAATCTTGGAACTTTAAAAGTTCTTTCAACATTACTATTTGCCACCTTTGCTGCAACTAAGGTTTATGCTGGAGTTGCCGCATTAATTGCAATAATTGATTTGTTAAGAATCGCTTTTGTTAAACAAACAGCATCAGCCACTAGCGCAGGAATAGCCACCGCTTTTGCAACAGGTGGTGTTTCAGCATTGGCAGCATCAGCAGCAATAGCAGTTTTCGCTGGCTCAGCGGTGCTTGCCTATAAGGCTTTAAATAAAACTAATGATGCAATTGATGATCAAACTAAAGGAATAAAAAAATTAACTCCTGGTTGGGGAAATGTCTATGGCCCACCTGGGGTTAAGGCTGCTAATGCAGTTGTTACCGCTACTGGTAAGATAGTTGGCAATACTGCAAAACTAACTGCTGAGCAAAAGAAACAACTTGCAACTCAAGAAGCCTTAAATAAATTAAAGGCAATGGGTGTTACACCTACATCTGAAACTAATCCAATTCAACTTGAGGCAGTTAGATTAAACCTTCTTAAAGAACAAAACCTTGCTCAAAAGAATATGTACGATCAACTGCTTGCTAACTATAATGCAACTGAGCGTATGAATATTGCAGCGCAACGATACGCCGATATTTTAATGGTTATCGCTGATGAAAAGATTTCAAGTGAGGAAGTAAACCTTCTTGCTAGTAAGTGGAATTTAACCAACTATCAAGTTCTCCAATACATCGCTTCAGTTACTGGCAATGTGAATCTTGGCTCAGGCTGGGATGCAGCAGGGTTAGCCGCAGGCGAAGGTTGGAAAACTGCTCTTGCAGAATTAAATAAATACCTTGCAGCGGTAGGTAAAGGTTCATTTGTGATACCACCAGGCGGCAATGTTCCTGCCCCTATTGTTGTTCCTCCTATTGATGTCCAACCTATTGATCCAAAGGTTATTGATAGAATAACTAAAGATATTGTTAGGCCAGAGGTAATACCAAGCCCAATGACTACAATGCCTGGTTATCAAGAGTTTCGAGCAGGTGAGCGTGGTGATAAGCCTAAGCCATTATTAAGTTCTCAATTACCTGATTATCAATCTTATCGAGCAGGTGAGCGTGGCTCAATAAATGTAACTGTAAATAATGCTGGCAATACTGTTGTTCAATCTGATTTGCAAGAATCAATCAGAAATGGATTGCTCGCTGGTCAAACTTCAGGCAGATCAATTAATGCCAGGAAGTTAGATTTGTAATGCCAGGTACACCTGTTGTTGGTGTTTCTATTGACTTTGCGAACGGCCCTGCCTTCGGAAACCCCCTTCTGCTCGATGATCCAACTACACCACTTGGCACTGGTATCTTGGCAGATACCCCAGGCGATGTAGTAGATGTTTCAAATATTGCCTTGCAAATTAGCATTCGCCGAGGCAGAAACCGAATCCTTAATAGATTTGAGGCTGGCATTGCATCGGTAGTTTTAGCAGATGATAATGGGGATTGGTCGCCGCAGAATATTTCATCTCCCTACTTTGGCAAATTGCTACCACTGCGCAAGATTCGTATTTGGGCAGATTATGATGATGGCACTGGAGTTGATCGTTACTATCTCTACTCTGGTTACATTACAACCTATAACAGCACCTATGGATTAGGCATTGAGGATACATCAAGAATTACACTTCAATGTGTTGATGGGTTCAGATTATTAAATAACATTGGAATCAGTACAGTTCCAGGAGCAGGCTCGCCTCAATTAAGCGGAGCAAGAATTGAATCATTTTTAGATTTTGCTCTATGGCCCACATCTCAGCGTGATATCGATGCTGGTAACAGCACCCTTCAGGCTGATCCAGGTACTGCTGATCGAGATTTACTAACTGCAATGCAATTGGCAGAAACCTCAGAGTTCGGTGGGTTCTTTATTGATGCCGAAGGTAATGCAACCTTTCTCTCAAGAGATACCATCAGTAAAAAAGCCGATGAAACTCCGATTGTTTTTGCAGATGATGGAACAGGTATTGGCTATCAACAAATTGAGTTTGCCAATGATGATACTTTGCTGGTTAATGATGTAACAGTAACCCGCCTAGGCGGAACACCTCAGAATGTATTTGATCAAAATTCGATAGATACCTTCTTTTTACATTCAGGCCAACGCCAAGGAATTCTAGTTCAAACCGATGCTGAGGCTTTAGATCAGGCTCAGACCTTGCTAGAGGCTAGAAAGAACACTACTGATCGCATAGATTCAATGACAATGAGCCTTCTTGATCCTAATGAGCCAGCAGCAATATTGGCAGGCTTGGAACTTGAAATCTTTGATCTAGTCAATGTTACAAAAACTGTTCCAGGTGGATCAACTATTACCAAGGAATTATTTGTGCAGGGCGTTCAACACGATATAACCAACACTATGTTCACCACAAAAATACTAACAGCAGAACCCCTAATCCAAGCCTTCATTCTGGACAGCACCACCTTACAGGGCCGCTTGGGTTCTGGTATTCTGAGTTATTAATTAAGGAGCAAAATGGCAAAACAAACCTTCACCACTGGGCAGGTTCTTACCGCAGCCCAGATGACTAGCCTGCAAGAAACGGCTATGGGCGGTGGCCCTGCTACTGCTAAAACTGCAAATTATGTTTTAGTTGCAGCCGATGCAGGAACTACTGTTGCAATGGATGCAGCAGGTGCAACAACCATAACTGTAAACACAGGTTTGTTTGCAGCAGGTGATACTGTATTTATTCAAAATTTAGGAGCAGGCGCCTGTACCATAACTGCTGGAACTGCCACAGTTGCTACCGCAGGAAGTTTGATTCTGCCTCAGAACGATGCAGGTATTCTATACTTCACTAGCGCATCAGCCGCTATATTCTATGATTATATCCAGGTAGGCGCAACATCCCCATTAACTACCAAGGGTGATCTTTATACCTTTGGAACTAGCGATACCCGCCTCCCAGTAGGCACAAACGGCCACACACTTGTAGCGGATAGTGCGGAAGCAACTGGTCTGAAATGGGCTGCCCCTGCTGCTGGTGGTGGATTTACGCAACTAGCAAGCACTACACCATCTACGGCAACTACATCTTTTACAACTATCTCTGGATCACACAAACATCTTTGTTTGGTTTTTCAAGATGTTTATGCTTCCTCTGATAATCAGCCATTAAGTTTAACCTTAAATGGAATATCAACATCAACTTATTCTTATGCTAGAATTTTTGATACAGCAGGCACATACGGCCAGAGCAACGCTTATGCAACTACATCTATTGCTATGGCTGGCGTAACCAATAGTGCTACGGCAACAAATAAAGCAGTCGGTGTAATTTGGTTTTACAACTATGCAACAAGCGGCGCAAAATCTGTTGATTGGAAATTAGTTTACAACAGAACAAGCGCTGGTTCATTCTTTGTAATGGGGGAAGGTTTTAATACTACTGCAAGTGCTATTAGTCAGATTGATCTAACAGTCGGCGCAGGAACTTGGTCAGGCGGAACAATGACACTATACGGAGTGAGTTAATAATGAAAATACAAGAAGTAAATACACAAACACAGGAAGTAATCATAAGAGATGCTAATGAAACTGAATTAGCAAACTACGAATTACTACAAGAAAAGTATGCTCAAGAATTAGCCGAAGCCGAAGCAAGGGCCACCCAAAAGGCAGCCCTGCTAGAACGGCTTGGAATTAGCGAGGATGAGGCAAGGCTACTTCTAGGCTAGGCACAATCCCTCAAGATTATGCTGAGGGTTTGCCTAGTGTTAAGCCCTCTGGAATAGGTTGAGAGTATTCCCATTTGGCAATATAAGCACCATCTCCATCATCTTGTAATTCAATTCCTAAATTAGCAAAGTTATCAGTTGCTTTAATTTCTGGAAATGCCTCTATAATTTTTTCCCAAAGTTCCATTTATGCTCCTAAGTAATAGAATGAACAGGATGAGATTTCTCTGTCAAGATTTAAAGTACCACCAGTATCTTGATAAACATAAATAGAAAGATAATCACCAACAGTTAAATAAAAAGTGCTATTTATTGCAAGTGATACTCCTGTGGTGCCTTGCCCACTCATTCTATAATCTGTTAAAGTATCTCCTGAACCATTTTTATAAATTTTAATGCGTCTTTCACCACCAGAATCTCCTGCCCATAAAACGATTGATGAAATTGTCCAATAACCTGCTTTGCCACTTGGCACAGTGAATCTATCTGTATTAGTAGAAGTATCGTGGATTGCATTTGTGTCAAAAGTATCTACTGTCCATAAAACAGCGGTATAAGTGTTATTGTTTATCGTTTGACCAGTAGTTCCAGTTGCTCTTGCGCCAACAAATGTTGAACCACCAGCAGGTGCAGCCCATTTTAAACCTGTTGCTTCCGCACTATCCGCTACTATCCTTCAAGAACAATCTCAGAGGATTGTGCTTAGCCTAATAACAGGCGGGCTTCATCCTCGGTTATACCTAGGCGGGTTAGTAGGGCTTGGCGCTGGGCTGCTTTGGTAGCATCCTGTTCTGCTTTCCAAGCATCATATTGAGCAAACCCTGCTTCATATTGTGCTTTTGTGATTGGCTCACATTCTACAAATTCAGCACCTTCGTAAGTATCACCATAAATAACCCAGCCGCCATTTGGTAATAACATTTCTAATACTTGATGCGCTTTTGCCATATTATGCTCCGATTTCTAGTAATGTAATTGTGCTAGTTGAATCTCCACTTTGAACAAAAACGGCAATACTATTGCTATTATTTTTAAATCTGGTTTTGTAAGTTGTGCTTGAGGTAGTGTTTGGTTCGTCTAAATAACTAATAGAACAAGTGCCATTATTGTTATACAATGCTGAATTTGTAAAACCAGCGCTACCAGCAAAATCTGCAACAATTTCAGTTGCACCTCTTAGTAAATTTATTTTCAAATTGTTGTCCGCATTTTGAGATGATTTTCCACAACCATTTTGATGAACTACAACTAAAATTTTTGATGTTGCTGAACTTGGTGTAATTGATGCAGTTATTCCAGTATCAGCAAAATTGGTAGTGTTGTTTTGTACATAAGTTGAATATGTTGCTGAAACAACCTGCAATACTTTTCCACCACCCGCAGGGGCCGCCCATTTCAGACCTGTGGCGGTACTAGAATCCGCTACGATACTTGCTTTGGGGATTGTTCCAGGCACAATTGCTAACGATTCTGCT